ATTATCAGTAAGAGTTGGATCAATATCAGAGGAAATGATATCCTCTCTTACATTCAATCCAATTCTGTAACTAGGGTTATTAGTGTATTGATCTAAAATCAAGATCTGATCATCTACATCTACAAAAGTTCCTCTCAAGAAATAAACACCATTACTCAGTGCAAATGCAGAGCCTACAGCATTTGAGTTCTGAGTAAGTGTTTTGCAGAAACCCTCACCAGCGGTGATGAAAGTATTTGAGAAATTTATAGTGGTATCAGTGAGGATTACCTCATTATCAAATAGTGTTTGAGTAGCAGCATCAGTTGTGCTTGATTGGTAATAATTTACATAAAGAGTAAAATTACCTCTTTCTGATTGTTCATCTGTAATATATGTAATAACTTGTGCAGTGACACCAGATCTTTCTCCTCTTATTCTCTTTCCAACGAGTTGATCAAGATAAAGATTTACAGGAAGACCCAAATACTGAGGCTCAATCTGTACAGCATAAAACTCTTTCAGATAAGTAAGTTGACCAGGTATAACTTTAGCACCTTCTTTAAAGAAGTGCTCACCCATATTTTCAACCTGATTCTGTAGGATAGATTGAAGATTGTTTAGCTCTCTAGCCTGAACTGGATAAGCTGGTTTGAATAGAACTTTATAATAATTACTTTGGGGATCAAAGTCATCAAAATAAGGAGCAACGTTAAGATTAGTTTCCTGTGGCATGATTTCTTAGAATTGCAAGATAATTTTTACATCTTCTTTCTGAGAGGAAGACCTCAATACTGAAGGTCTATTGTCAACATAAATGATATCCCCAGAATATTTTTTAGACTCTGGTTGAGCCAATCCATTGACGAAACTCTGACCAAGATAATAAGTTCTATTATTTAGAACAGTAGATACACCTTGAAAACTAGTATCAATACCAAGATTGACACTTCCTCCAGTGATCGTGAGAGAACCTCCTCCAAAAGGGTTGGAGGTAAATCTGTTCATTCTAAACCCATAGATGGGTGAGGGATTGAGAGATCCATCAGAACTAAAACCAGAATTAGTTCTATCTTGCCAGTATTTCAAAACACCTGTTACAGAATCATATGATACAACTCTTCCTACAGCTGTAGAACCCAAACCAACAGTTTGAGTAATGTATGAATCTGCGTTGAATACAGCTGAACTGTATCCAGCACCTGTGAGTCTTATTGCATAAGTGGCAGCTGCTTTATCTAGTGTAAGAATTGAATTTGAATTATTTGCTTCTGGATTCTCAATCAAGCCAACTCTTGCAAATTCATTACCTGTGATAAAATCAGGGTTTTCAGTATCATTCTCAAATCTAGCGTAAGATAGTACGTTAGTTGCACCAAGTTCTCTGTAGATATCAGCACCATGCCCACCAGGGGGAGGAATAATAACATTGAATACTGGAGTAGTAGTTCCAACTGGAACTCCACCAGCAACTAAATCAACTGTACCAAAAGTATATCCACTACCACCATTTGAGATAGTAACAGACTCAACCTTTGAATCATTGTTAATTACAATAGTACACTCACCACCTTCACCATCACCAAGAATTGGAACTCTAGTATATGTTGTATTTGCTGGCGAGAGTGCAACACCTCTGTTTCTTATTGTAACAATTTTAAGCTGACCACTAATTGAAGAATTTTGTCTAACAGCTGCATCTGCCGCATTTGTTTCCCAATCTGTTGGAACAGGAATATAATTTGTAGAATCAAATTTAATTGCCTGACTTGGACTTATAGTGTAAAGATATTTCCAAATATATCCATCACCAGATGAACCAGCTTCTCTTGGTTCCAAATCAGTAAAAAGTGGTTCATCAAGAGAAGGACCACCAGTGAAATTATTTTCAGGATTTGCGTTATTGAAGAGACAGATATAAACTCTAAAATCTTTATTAATTACATAATAGTTTGCATCATAAATGTCAAAGGAACCTGATGGTTGAGAGGGGTTATCCCTATCAATATCATTTCTCCACATATCATATGTAATACCAGAAGTCCAAGTGTTCTTCCTTACAACTTGGCTAATATCAGAAGAATTTATCTTCTTCATGGCAATCATTGTATCCCAATAATCATCGGACTCATCTAAGTTATCCTTTGGTGCAGGAGGATTAGAATTCCAAGTGGATTGGTAATTAGTTGCATTGGGAAGACCAATAAAAGTATAATAAGAGTTTGTACTGGATTGCACTCCAGTTACAAAATTCTTAGCATTCAATATACGAATCTGGTCAGTAATTATTGCAGCCATTTTATGAGGACTTTTTGTTATTTAGGGGATCAAATTAAACTTGGATATACTGAAATAGTATTACCCATACCTGCGTGATTAGTACACTGATAATAAAGTGTTTCAGGGGCATCAAATGGGATTTCAAACTTAATAACCCCACTCGCAGCTCCATTATTTGTTACACCAGTATTGTAAGCTGCTCCACCGTTTGATACTCTGATTTGGAATGGGTGTCCCCCACCACTGTTATTATTAAATTCATAAACTCTACCTCTTGCGAGATAAAGAACTGGATCATTTGTGGTTACTGTAAATCCAACTCCAGTGAAAGTGTAATTATTGGTTCCATCTGCTCCAAGAGTCCATCTACCTGAAACTGTATAAGACGCATCACCGTAATATGTAGCACCAGTTACTACACCCAGAGTTGATACACCAGTAACAACCAATGTATTTGCTCTTACATCAGCAGTTGATGCAATAGCAGTAGATGTGATTGTGGTAATACCAGCGTTAGTAGTTACTGTGATGTTATCACCCGCAGAGATAAGGGTAGTGATTCCAGTAAGACCAGAACCATCAGCTCCAGTTAGAGTAGTTACAACTCCAGTGAGAGCAGAACCATCAGCTCCAGTTAGAGTAGTTACAACTCCAGTGAGATTTGACCCATCACCATAGTAGGTTGCACCAGTAACGATACCCAGGGTTGATACTCCAGTAACAACTAATGAATATGTTCTAATGTTAGCTGTTGAAACACCAGTAAGATTTGATCCATCGCCATAGTAGGTTGCACCAGTTACGATACCAAGGGTTGATACACCAGTAACAACTAAAGTGTTTGTACTCACGTTTGCAGTAACAGCAATACCAGTGAGATTTGATCCATCGCCATAGTAGGTTGCACCAGTTACAACACCAAGTGTTGATACTCCACTAACAACTAATGAATCTGCTCTAATATTTGATGTTGAAAGACCAGTAACTGCAACAGTTATAGATCCAAATGATGTGGAGATACTAATGTTAGAACCAGCAACCATCTGAGTTACAATACCAACGTAAGCGTTGGTTCCATCACCGAGAACGTTGTAAACTTCCTGAAAGTTGCTATTAATCTTTACTGCACCAGCTAGGAGAGTATCTCCAGTACCATCATTGGGTGTAGAACCCGTGTTTATCCCAAGTCTCGACATTTTTAGGTTAAAGATTCTGCGTTATAGTTATTTAGGAGGTATAGTTATTGTATTTGAGTGGGTTAAATCTTTGAATTACTGCTGAAGTGTTGATACCACTATAACCATTCTCACCATAGAAGTTAAATTCATTATCATCTGATGTGGTTCTATCAGAAATATCAATTTTACCCCAACTAAATTTACCAAAGTTGTATGCTGTACCAATACCTCCCTGGTAAATTCTGAATACTTGAGAATCAAATGTAAAGATAGTGGAATCAAAAGTGATATTATTATTACCAAGAGTAATTGTTGAAAAACCACCAACATTAGTGAAAATTCTTCTTACAGTAGTAACACCAATACCAGTTACCTCTTTCTCAAGATTGTAAGCTGAAACAACTTGATACACCTGATCAATATTCTCAGTTGTCATTCCAATTCTTGTTGTTCCATCAGTTTTTAATCCAACAACTGTTCCACTACCAAAACCAACATTGGAGTTGAATACTGTGAAATAATCATTCTCATTTATCTGAGAAACTGTAATTCCAGTAGAAACATAATTATTATCTCTCAAATAAGAGTTGGGTGGAATGAAGAAATCAAGAATCAATTGAGTTTCAGAACCAACACCACTTGAAGTTGTGGTACCAAAACCAACAACTATACCATAATCTCCACTATAAGAACTAACATTCATTACATCTCTCTCAACCTGTGGAGGAGAAATAATTACAATTGGTGAGGTAGTGGTTGTGTATCCAGAACCACCATCAGTAATAGTAATTACATTACTGATTTCACCATTAATAACGCTAACTGTGGCAGTTGCTGTATTTCCAAAACCAGGTCTACTGATTGATATTTCAGCTGGATGCTGATACCCAGCACCAGAATCAGTTAGATTAATAGATGAAATTTCACCAAGATCATTTACAGTAGCTGTTGCTTTTGCATCTCTCTTTTCATCTTGTGAGATAATTTGTATCTTATCTTGGAAAGATCTATCATTTGATTCATTCTGTTGATTAAACAAAGGTCTTACATTGTTAACATAAAGAGTTGTAGATGTTGATCCAATACTATTAATCAAATAAGCTGAAGGTTGAATTTCTGGTTCAAGTTCAACTCTATCCTTTGAAATTTTATTATTATTGATTACCTTATCAACTAACTGCTTACACCAAGTAACTGGTCTATTCAAAGTTGTGGAAGTTGTTACACCAGGACCAGAGTAAACATTAGTTTCAACAGAATCAATCGTATTGATACCAACAACAGTTCTTTCGTTCTGTTGATATCTGAAATCAATACCAGTTGGGTTATCATTTAATGTGAGCTTATCACCAGTTTTAACAGTTTCAAGAACATCAGTGAATACAACATCAATTTCTCCACTTCCCTTATAGAAAAGGATACTACAAGTATCTCCTCTTCTTGGAGCTTCTGCAAACTCAATTTGTGAACCACCAGTAAACTTATAGGCAACTTCTGGTTGTTGTAAGATATCATTGAGGAATATGAGCAGTGTTTTATCAACCTCAACATTAGAACCTCTCTCTGCTTGAATTGAAATTGGAGCTCCTTCTAGTGTGATCTTGAATGCCTTATTAATATCATCAAACTTTGAAGATAGATCATCAAGAACTTCAAGTTCACCAACATTCCAACCACTCATTACATCATTAAATGTCTTAGATATTGTGATTTGAAATTCACTAAAAGTTTTAGATGTATCAGTTGGAATACCAGCTGTGCCGCCAATATCAACTG